AATCTATCAAACTGATATAAGTCTTTTTTATTTACAACTACAACTTTAATAAACTTATGTTTATACTTTTCAACATTTACATTTTCGTAATTAGTTGTTGTATCATCATAATATATTTTATCAAAGATTGTCAAGGGATTTGTCACCCTGTCTAGTTGTCTTGTTTCAGTATCAAAAATATGAAAACCTTTTGGGTCATCATAATCATTCCAATATATTTCATAAGGTGTTCCCAAATAAAATATTTGTCCGTCATCAGATTTGTGATGAAAGTGTCCACTCATCACTGTATCAAACTTTCTAAATGTACTTTTATCATATCCATGTTCAGATACAATTGCAGTTTTGTTCATTTTAAAACCATTGATATCTAAATGACCCATACATATCTGAGCCTTTGTTTCATCTATCATACCCATTGCATAGATATAGTTCTGACTATTAATCCAAGGCATAAACAGAATAGGTAATCCATCAAAGGTTACCTCTTGTGCCTCTGGATATAGATGTATCTTTTTATATCTATCGTTAATCAGTTCTTGTAATGAGTTTACATCATTTGTATTCTTGTAAAAGATATCGTGATTACCAACCAATGCGTGTAACTCTATATCTAGAGCTTGAAATGGTAATATAAATCTTTCTCTAAAGTTCTTTGCAATACGATATGATACAAACTTACGTCTGTCTAATACATCACCTAAATGTATAACAGTTTTGATATTATGTTTTTGTAAATAAGGAAAGAACTGTCCCTCATAAAATTGGTAGAAATATTCATCAAACTGTACACTATCGTTTCTTGCACCGAAGTGTGTATCAGTTATTATTGCTATCTTCACTTTTCTTTTCCATAAAATTTTCTAAACCCTCTGGTTTATCTACTTTGTTTTTCTTTTTTGGTTTATATACTGCTTCATCTGGTAACATAATTGTTGGGTCAAAACCACTTACACTATAAGAGTTCTCATCACCTTCCATAGTTACAAAGGCTCTGTAATCTTGTTTCTCAATCAACTTATGTTTAACGTGTGTTTGTTTCTTTTCTCTTTGTATTCTTCGTATAAACGCATAGTATATAATCTGTGTAAAATATGCAAATGGATTATTAGATTTGTCTGGATTAAAATTATGAATATACTGTAAACAGTTTTCTATACCATCAGAAACCATATCGTCTTTGAAAGTATAGTTCATAAAATTAGGTTTGTGTGATAAACCATTTGCAATCTTTAAAAAACACTCACCTATGTAATTAGAAACTCTTGGTTTCTCTTCACCCATTTGTTCTGCTTCCTCACACTGTTCTTTCCATTCCTTCATAGCCTGAAGAAATACTTTATTGTCTACATAGTGTGCTGTACTTTTTCTTTTTGCCATATAGAATCCTTCACATATATTTGTACTATAATACTAGAAATCTGCACATTTGTCAAATAATATTTTATTACTTTTTTTACTTGACAGATTGGTAAAACACCAGTAAACTAATCCTTGAGGTTCGGTGAGATAGCTTAATGTATGGTCTTCTTATCACTAAATAAGTAATCTTTTAAATCTGATTCTGTTAAATCATCATCTACTTCTAATTTACTACTCTTTTGTTTTTCACTTTTTATTTTTTCTACTGTTTCTTCTTTTGCACTTTTTAATACTAACCCATCATAACTTTTTAATACATATTCATAATATCGTGTCATACCAACTGATGCTGGTGTCATTATAATTATTGAATTAGATTCTATAAAGAAATGTTCTTCATCTGAATAAGGTTGTATCCATCTGGTAAGAGCCAAAGATTCTGTTAATCCTTTTTTAGATATACGATTGACTGTTTCCATCTTAAGAGGTGATGATACTTTCAATCTACCATTTTCATTATCTAATACATTACATATCAAATCTTCACCGTTCTTTAATTTGATTATCTGATAACTACTCATAGTTTAATCCTATCTATTTTGTAATTGAATTGTTCTTCGTTATAGATATTTAGTCTTTCATTAAAGTGATTGAGAGTAAAGTTTACTTTACTTTTATACGATAAGTCATCTGACAGGTCGAACAGCCTAATGGAATCTTTGCTTGCACTTGTACGGAGTCCCCTACCGATTGACTGGAGAACTCTAATTCTACTCTTTGAAGGTGAACTGAACACGACATTGTTAATATTCCTAATATTAATACCAGTGCTAAATGTACCATAACTTGCGATAATGATTGCATTCTTTTCTTTTTCTACTATTCCTCTTATGTCGTTTCTTGTCTTTGCATCTGTTCCACCATACACAAAGAATACTTTTCTGTCAAAATCTTTCATTAAAGAATAAAGGGTATTACCATGTTTTTCCACCAGTTGATATAGGCAAAGTGTATTACCTTGAAGTGAAGAACAAAGACGACTGATAAAATTATTCCTATCAGGCTGTAATACCAGATAATCGATTTCTTCTGCATAACTATAATCCTTTACTAATTTACAATTTTCTTCTGTATGTTTTAATACAATACATTCTATGTTTAGATTTGCAAGTGTTTTATTATCTATCAACTCTTTTGTTGATACAACCTTTTCTACTGCACCAAACAAACCTTCTAATACTAATTTATGTGTTTGTGTTCCGTCTAGTGTTCCTGTCAATCCAAATCTGTATTTACATAAATGTAGTTTAGTCATAATATTAGTAAGTGATTTAGATTTAAACAGATGAGCCTCATCACCGATTACACACCCAAACTGTTCAAAGTATTTTTTAGGCATCTTGTAAATAGATTGCCAAGTTGATATGACTACATCTTTCTCAACTTTCTTATCGTATCCTTGATAAATTTTTTGACAGTATGTTCCAGAACTCCACCCATAATCTTCAAAGTCAGAATACATTTGTTCTACTAAAGAAGTAGTGGGAACTAATATTAAAGTTTTTAGTCCCATCATCTTATAGTAACGAACTAGAGAATATATGATTAACGATTTGCCTGAAGCAGTAGGAGAAACAAGAAGAGCCCTATGTGACTTAAGAGCATACTCGATAGCATCAATTTGGTAATCACGCAACTTAATAGATTTACCTTTGGATTTGGGTTTAAGAGATTTAACAAATCCCTCCACAACTTGTCTACCAATTTCTTTAACATCTTCTACTCCTTCTTCTATATTTATCTCTATGTCATTTCTATCACAGAACCTTTTGAGATATCCCAGTAATCCAACATATATTCTACCAGTTGCAGTTGAGAACAATCGTATCTTTCCGTCCCACACTTTGTTTTTATATGCAGGCATAAATCTATGGCCTGGCACTTCAAAGGTGAAGTAATCTGCAAGTTCTCTTGCGATACTTGGTTCTGTTTCTACTTTGAGGTGAACTTCGTTAATCTTAGATACACGCATTACATAATCCAAGTTACAATACTGTACCTTGTTCCTTTTGTTATTTTGTTAACATAGTGTGGAAACATAAAGTTTGATGGAAACATAATCGCAGAGTTTCTTTTTGTTTTATAAACTGTGTCTGCAATAACAATCTCACCACCTTTATATTCATCATTCAAAAAATATAATAAAGATGTTGATGGATATCCATATTGTTGATTGTGGCTATGATGAATATTATCTGCGTGTTCAGCCATAAATCCACCCTCACCATATTTGTTTAATCTAAAATCTGTGGTTCTATTTGGATTATAATATTTCATATAAGGGTGTTTTTCTTTGTATAGTTTTACAACTTTTTTTGTAGTGTCAAGTAAATCAACCCAGTATTTCATTTTCTCTGTTATCCAACAATCGTCCATAATAACTTTGTTTTTACTATTTGGTGATATTCCTTCGTGTGTAGAATATGTTGATGGTTTCCAATCCCAAGTATCACTTATAATATTTTTTGATAACTTATTTGATAATACATCTTCATAATAACCAATCCACTTTTTCATCACATCATTCCTGCTTCAAACTTTTTCCAGTCTATTGCGTTCTTAATGTCCCAACCACGACTGTTAATTGATTTAAGAACACCATCAATATACTTGACAACTGTTTCTAAATATGCTACTTTATGTTCTGATTGTATGATTTCTTCATCTGACTCTATGTAAATACTTAAATCACTTTTTAATACTTTGAGGTCAAATGGTTTTGTAACATAAACTTTTGCATCTGCCTTACCACCATAGTATTCCCATTTTTCACGATATAGTTTTTTATAATCACCCTTTGCTTTATGTAAGAGTAATTCAAATCGTGATTTATGGTCTAGGTATTTTGCGTAGAGTTCTTGGTTCTTGAGAGCTTCTGTATCAAGTTGTTCATCATTTACTTTCAATGCCATATAGACTTCTAACTTCAATTCGTCAAGTGTCATAATAAATCCTTTATATTATATAGTGTGATTGATTTCGACTAGGTAATTATTCCACCATTCTATGTCTGCGTCTTCAAAGAAACGAAAGGTGACTGAGGGATATTCTGGGAACTTACCCACACTCCACGCACCTCTGCAATTTTTTGCACAAGCTTCTTTTGCTTTTTTTACTCCTTGTTGTGAAAGACTATTCCACATTGTGTGAAATATTATTCCACTATTTTTTCCTGTTTTATATGATATGGGTGTTTTTTGAACTGAATGCATTTCATAATATTGTTTTGTCATATTGCTACTATCTCGTATATTTGATATGTGAAGTCTGCTTGTACAGTCATATATTCAACATCTGATGCTTGTTGGCTAAACTCTAACGCACCAAGTGATACTGGATACATACTGGAAAAACGAACCTCTACTATTGGGTTATTTTTATTTGAGAGAACAGTTAGTGTTGCATCAGAGAACATTGCACTATCTGATACAGACTTTCCTACTTTACCTACATCTTGCACTGGTGTTGCACTTGCACTTCCTGTGTTTGATGTATTAGAACGAAAGTCTTTAAACTGTTTTCTATCTTTAGGAAAACCGATACCAGTAAGCCATTCGTGTAACTCTCGGTAATTTTCTAAAAACTCATCTACAATAAATGTGATAGATAAATTACCATAAGTTAGATTTTGACCAAGAACAGGTATAGGTTTAAATGGTGTAGGTATTACAACATCTGATAATGTTAAGTCAGGTATATTTGCAGATACCGTAAAAAATTCAACCTTTGGAAGTTGATTGATTGAAAACTTAAATTGAGTTGGACTTGCATAATCCAGTTTGGTTGGTTGTCTTGCTACTGTTACCATTGTTTTTCCTTTTCACTTATTTATATTTAGTAGAAACAAAAAAGGGGACTTGCGTCCCCTTCTAAGTTTGGTAACAATTGAGATTACATTAAGTTTGTAACTTTAACTCTTCTGTAATACTTGTTGGTATTTCCAGTGATTGTTATCGCACCGTCAGCAGAAGCTGCAACTGTTCCTGTGTGGAATGGGTTAGCTGCAATTCCGTATCTAGTTTTGAAACCAATCTTTGGTTGGAAACTGTTCTCACCAACTGCTCTCACCATTTGTAGTGGAACATATGGACAGTAGAACATACCAGCATCATAAGGTGATGTACCCTTGTAACCTACAATGTAGTATTGTGAAGCTGCGATATTAGCTGCGTATGGGTCTACATACACTCTATATCTACCGTTCATAACACCAGCAAATGTTGTAGTTGTGTCGTCTACGTTTAGGTTGTTTTGTAAAGCAGGTGTGTAGTCTAATACACCAGCCATTTGTAATGCAGATGCAACGTCAGCAGAACAGATAATCATATTACCTTTACCTCTTCTGGTTTGTTGACCGATTGCGTTTGCATCTCTTTCAACTGCGAACATTAGACCTTTGAACTTCTCAACTGACCATCTACCGTTTGAGTCTGTATCTAAGTCGAATATACCAGCAGTTGTTGTATTTGTTTGAGCACCTTTAACAGCAGATACATAAATGTTTCTTACAACTTCTCT